AAGCAGAAAACCCGCCGTGGTATGCTAAAGCAACAGGAGATCCGGCTCAGTTAGCATTAAAAGCCGTTGCCGCACGGCAAGCAGAAAAGCGGATGCGTGCAGAGATTCGCACTATGCTGATGCTTGCCCACGGCAGATCGGTCTATCTGGAGTTTGTGGCGACAGAGAAGAAGATTATAAGAGCAAGAGAGCAGGAGGAATTCAAGCGGCGTAGAGCGAAAAGGCAAATGCAGGAGGTTATGATTGGGGCCGCAATACTGGCTGTTGGTATAGCACTGATCGCTGGCGGAATGGCGTTACTAATAAAATGAAATTAGTTTTTTTACTTGTTGTACTGTCTAATGGTGACCCCATCCGAGGTCAAGACCCCATATATTTTGCAAAACTAAAGCACTGTACGGTCACTGCCAAAAGATTAAATTACCAAGGCAGAAATAATTATGATATACGCCGCAGACATCCGGTTAAGGCTCATTGCGAGCCTAGATGGGTGAGGCCGACTGTAAAAACTTTTTAAGCTCTTTTTCTCTTCTTTGTTTCTGCTTCTGCGCCTCTTTTGCTTTCTTATATTCTGTAAAATTAGCTTGTTCGTATGCCTTTTTAGTTTGTAGGGCAACGTAATATAGCGGCGGTTTTTTATTCATTTTCTAATCTCCACACTCTGATCCCTCTTATTTTATTTTCTACGACTACTTTCATACGAACTTTAACCTTCTTATGTTTACAGGCTATCCGTAAAACCCGTTTTGCTTCTTTAGTATTAAGACAAGGGATAAAGAAACTACTACTGGGTTTAAATTTATCCCATTCTATATCAAACGCTATCCCGTGAATCTGGATCATCAATTTCTTGCCCCAAAGTCTGCATAAATTCTGTGTCAATCAAATCTGTACCATCGAGTTTAAATATATGTGCCTCCACAGGTGGGCTATTAATTGACGTACCTTTTGCTAATCGTTTTCGTACTGTGCCTTGATGAATCCCCTTTTCCTTCAAATCCCTAACTAAATCCTTAAATATGATTTGTTCTTTAGCGCAATAGTTTCTAATTGCTTTACTGAAGACGTATAAAATTTCTGTATCTGGCTCTAACCGAGTGGTTAATTCATAACGTGGTTCTACAATAGGTAGTGGGGTAATGGAATTTCTGGCATCTTGTGCGCCATTAACAACCAGAATATGCCCACGATTCGCATTTAAGAATCCACCTAGCACCCCAACAAAATCTATCTCAGGTTCTATGATCTGCTCTCTTAAAATATCTACAAGTTCGTTACTTGCCCAGTTTAATACTCTAGGTATATCTAAGTTAATCAATTTTAAATGACTTGCTATCTGCGCTCCTGCGATATTGCAGGATATTACCGCAGACCAGAATCGTTCACGCGAATTTAGACTAGCCTTGGCATCCAGATGTTCCTGTATACCCCTTGCTAAATCAACCGCCTTCGCTAAATTTTTAACCAAATACTCAATGTAAATTGGCCCTGCTAATCCATAGTTATTTAATAGGCCACCTTCAAATAATTTATACGCATCTGACTTACTAATGTTATCAGTGCGGTCAATACGATACTCCAGTAACCGCATAATTTCCCCATCAGCAAATTGCTTAATCAGGGATAGTTTCTCTGCCATAGAAGCATTAGAACTTGCAAGCGCAATCAAACTCCAATTAGTATCATTCTTCCTTTCTATGTTATTTTGAGACTGCATCCTACCGGGGCCAGAACCTTGTGATACGTTATATAACAAAGTAGACACAGACTCAGGATGCATATTGGTGATTTCATCTACGGTATAAGGCAGGTTATTCATAACCCCAAGACGGTACATCTTGTGGGCAAATGTATCTGTTTCCTGTGCAAGTAGTTTGTCAGGGTGTCCATACACGCTATTGCACATCTTCAATACTGTTGATTTCCCTGTGCCTGATGATGAGTTAATCAGGTTAATTAATGCGCCGTTGAACCCAAGGTGCTTGATTAGTGGCGCACCAAACGCGGTAAAGAACCCAAAAGCATGGGGTTCAAAGTTAGGCTTGTTGTAGACTTGGATGACGTTTTTCCACTCCTCAATATCCCCTTTGGCGACAAGCCACTTACAGATAGATTCTGTTTTTGGAGAAGGGGGAGAGTAGCGTACAGCAGAACAATTAATCTCTTTATCTCCAAGAATAAATTTACTGTCGTTATCTACCCACCCAAATTGTGTTCGCATAATCTCAGCTTCATCTTGGGACTGTTGACTTTTGGTACACTCAATTAGATACACCATCATGTTATCCAACTGCTTTGGCATCATTACAACGCCCTGCGCCGAGAGAATCTTTCTTAATTCTTCTTTAGAAGTCATACTGGCTAAAGGAATCAGGAACTCACGGATACCATCTTTAGGGAGGAATAATTTAGCAAGTGCCATATCTCCCTTCTCTTTGTCATACAATCTTTTTACTAGAAAGATATCATTGTGATACACCAGTAAATCTTCATCATCAGGATCACGGGCTTTCTTATAAATGCCACCCTCCTGCGCTCTGAAAAAGGGATAAGGTAGTTTAGGGGGCGCATAATCCAATACTTGATTACCGTCCTCTTCCTGCTCTTTTACTTCAAACCCTAGTTCAATAGGGCTTCTTATTTTTCCAAAATGAGGACAATCATCACAGATGTTTATATTAGTCTCATCTATCGTATCGCACCGATACGCTTTATCTATTAGGTCAACTGCTTTCTCTTCAGTCTTTTGGCGGTCATAATCAGGGTGTTTATCTGAAACCGCATGGATTGCTACATCAGAATCTTTACAGTTTGCGGCAATAGAAAGAACTGCTCTCCATAAGTTGTAGTCAACTTTATCTTGGTGTTTGAGTGCATACTCTATCTGTGTACACCCCTTCCCCTTAACAATCTTTTGTACAATTTTAGCAAAGGAGAATTGTTGATTGTTTTTCTTCCGTGGGTCAGTTTCAGCAAACGTGTTTCCATTAGTAACTTCGGTGGTTCCGATAAGACTGCTAATCTCTGCAAAAGTAATCTCAGGAGATTCGTGTAGTATTGAAACTTTAGAAGGAGGATCTGTTTTATGATTAAGTGTATCTGGCACACGTAGAATACGTGCGCTATCGGCTGTAACCGCTGGATCTGCCTCAAGTCCCTTTTCCTTACAAAGAATTTTCAACTGCCTAGCGACAGGATTCCAACTATCCCTATCTATCGCTTCCGTTAAAATCCAATAAATGTGTACCCCTCTCCCACTATTAATAATGGTGGGTGCAGGTAGCTTTGTCCTCTGGCAAAAAGATAGCAATGCTTCCAAGGCATCAGCCTGATTTGGGTAAGGCTTACCCTCACCACAATCTAAATCAAGCCAAAAAGATTTCATGTACAATGCGTTTTCTTGAGTCCTCTTTTCTGATTCTGTAAAAGAAGCACAAGCAAAATATACGTTGAAATTATCTTTTAATAAATTTTCTATTTCGGTATCAACGTCTTCCCATACATCGTAAAAACTCTGCTTTGGACTTTCCCCATCTCTTAGACCAACGATACAATAGTATCCCTCATCTGGAAGGATCTTCTGTAAAAATGTTGGCATAACTAAACCTTTTCACTTTCCCTCTCAAGGTATGCAAGAATTTGAGTGGTGTGCTTTTCGTTCGGAATCCAACTACCATCAAACCATTTATATACAGTTAATTTAGATACGTTAAACTCTTTTGCAATCGCAGACACACGTTTGTCCCCCGCGATGCAGAACCTTCCTAGCTTAACTCCAGAGCTAGAAAGGTCTGCGTTTAAGTTAGCATTAGCTATCTTATTGGAATAACCGCGATAATCACTCATTGTCATCCACTTCGGACGGAGGTGCGAACTTACTCAAGATATCGTTCAAATCCGTTTTAGAATCTGCACTTTCTTCCTTGGGTTTATCTTGCTTCTTTTTGCGAGTTTTGACTTGAGGTGTATCTTGCTTATCAAGTGGGGCAAACGAAACCTCTGCTTCTGTCTCTTCTGGATCATCTAATGCGGTAAATGCGCCGATAGGTTGGCGTTCTGCAAGCTCAACTACCTGTATTCCATTGAGCCAGAACGAGACACTATGATCACCGCTTATTTCCAGAGGAGCATACACTCCTTTAATGTTTACAATACTTCCAGTAGTTAATTCAAAATCCTCTGCTACGGGTTTTCCGTCCCGACCTACTTGAAGAGGGGGGCTTTGTATCCTCCCTTCTTTACTTGTTTTGCAGTTTTTGTGGATTGATTTTATTGTCCAGAACCCATCTCCCTCATCTACTAACTTTGGGGTTTTTTCTCTACCGTTACACTTAGTCGGATCAGGCATTGGTGCATCTGCGAACTCACTTCCTCCCCAAGCCTGAGTATAGCCTTTCATAAATTTAGCCGCAGTTTCACGATCCATACGAACCCCTAATTGCCATTTGGCACTAGGTTTATCTATAGAACAAGGGACGGTTCTACCATTTTCACCCTCGGATCTATCAAAATAATACGGTTGGTTCACTTTTGGGAACCTTGCTTCTACATTCTCTAAAACAAATTCTAAATATTCTGGTTTTTGTGCCATCTATTTATCCTCTTCTTACTACTATTTTTGTTTCCCTAAAAATATTTAAACCTTTAGGCTCTTTGTCTGGATTCTCTTCCAGAAATTCTTTGAAGTTAGTCTGGTGGACTCGCTTCTCTAACAATTCGGGTCTATCTTCAGTTTGGATTAGCCTATAAAACTCATCCCAATTTGAAGTAGAGTACCGAGTTTTAACTTGTCGCATGATGGTTCCAGAATTAGTTTTGACTGACTCTGATCCAAGTTGCTCCAATTTTTCCTCGCAGTATTTTTCAAGAGCCTCTTTCTCATGTTCGAGCTTCTTGATTTTCTTATCCGCTTCTTTATTTATTTTCCCAATCTCATCACGGATTGCGACAATAGCGGCGGCAAACTGCTCAAGCGAAAACTCTTCTTTCATATTAGCTGACATACCTTCTCCTCTAAACAGTGTCAAGTGATTATAGTGACCAACTAAACTATGTCAAGTGTTTTATTCAATTATTTCTTGGTATAAATCCAGAAGTCTAACGTGCGCTTCAAGGCGACCTGATAGAAGTTTATACAGCCTCCGCTCTACCGCAGATCCTTCAATGTTCACCACGGTCATCGCATTTTTCTGCCCCTTACGATTAATTCTTGCATTGGCCTGTAGATAAGTTTCAATAGATGTTATTGGTGAATACCAGATAATTGTGTTAGCGGCAGTCAGGGTAATACCATGAGCCGCAGCCTGTGGTTGAATGACCAGAACTCTTGGTTCTGGCAACGTTTGAAAATCACTAAATAATTTTGTCCGTTTGTTTAAGGTCACATCCCCTGTAATACATTCAGTAATAATTCCTGCTTTGTTCAGAAACTCGTATAAAATCTCTATGGTGTGTTTAAAAGGAGCAAAGATTAAAACTTTCGCAGTTGCCTCATCTATAACTTCCTTTACAACTTTCAACCTGTTGGATACGTCGAACTGCAATACATTACCGCTATTTGAATAGACCGCACCGCCAGATAGTTGTAGCAATTTACCCATGTTAACCGCTACATTTGCAGAGGTAACGTGTTCATCCCCCGCTTCCATGATGAATTCTTCTCGCAGAATCTTGTAATAATGTTTCTGCTGTAATGTTAGAGGTGCTTCTCTATCTACATATGTTATTTCTGGCAAATCAAGACATTGTTCTTTGGTGAACCTGATAGCAGGTTGTAGTGTTTTGTGTACGATATCCTGTGCATTGGGTTTGGAAATCCATTTGAATTTAGAGATGGGGTACATGACAGAATCTTTGAACCGCATTTTAGAAGCGGTCACGTTATCTGGTACACATAATTTGGCTAATCCATGTGCATCAAGTGGTGATTGAGCCGCAGGGGTTCCAGTTAGCATCCACATCCATGTACTTGGGTTGGTTAGTTTATTGATTAGTTTCCATCGGTTAGTCGTACAATTTTTGTAGGCATTGGCTTCATCAATAATAATTAAATCGAAGCCGCCTTTTGCTATGGTTTCTTTAACTACATTGATACCGTCATAATTAATTACAATGTATTCGTAGTCGTTCTCTAGAATTGTTATTCTCTTTTCTTTAGAACCATGAGCAACCCCAACAGTTCTGTGTGGGGCAAAAGTTTGTAGATCTGCCGCCCACGCACTCTTAATAATAGAGAGTGGACATATGATAAGCACCCGACTGCGGTAGCCTTCTGATAATAAATAATCAGAGGCCCAGATTGATGCGGCAGTTTTGCCTGTCCCCTGTTCGTTGAAACAGAAAGCCCTCGGATTTAATGTCAAAAATTCAGCCGTGGTCTTTTGATGTTCCATAGGTGCATAAATGCCTGACCACTCATAGTCCCTCATAATCGGGGAAGGTATATTCTTCATCTGAAGTCTTGCCAACTGTTGTGCAGTAGACAAGTCCCACCCCACTGTCATGGTGTAGATATCGTTATCTTGCCTGACAATATCGCTATCAGGTATTTTATTCTGTATTTTTTGTGGGTTTCTTGTACGAAGAACTATTGTATTATCAATTACTTGCATTACTTCTTCTTTTTACTTGTTCTCTTTTTACTCGTTTTTTTCTTGGTGGTTTTCTTTTTAGGCACGTTCCTCTTCACACTACCATCCGAATTACGGCTGAATGACCTATTTTTACTAGGTGATACGCTCCTAAGATTGGAGGCTTTATTTGTACCACCTTTACTCAAGGGCTTCTTGTGGTCTATATCCTCACCTTTTACATCAGTGATTTTCCCATCTTTACCCTTGTTCTTCGCTTCGTACCTAGCTCGTTCTCTAGCGTTTCGAGCTTTTCTTTCGTTTCTTGCTTTTTGAAGCTGATACTCGCGTTTGTAGTTTCGATCTTTTTTTGGGTTTTTGTACGGCATCTTTCTTTGTACCCCTTGCTTTACTCAATGCAATAGCGATTGCTTGATTGCGTGGTTTTCCTGACTTTATAGATTCTACAATATTAGCTTTTATAATCTTGTCAGATTTTCCTTTTTTCAACGGCATTTCTAACCCCTCCCATTATGTTCACAGTCTAGGACAGGGCAAAATTTGTAGCAACTGAAATTACTTTTAGGATTCCAAGTGCCTGATTCAAAACATAGATTCAATAAGGCAACGTCCTTGTCCCACGACTCCCAATATTCTTCCTCTCGTTCTCTATAAAATTTAGACTCGATAAATTTATCTGCGACAACAAACATTAAGCCCCCCTTCACAGTATTCACTTTAGGGAAATGTTTGAACAATGCAAGGGATAAAATCTCTAATTGTTTAGTATCTGCATATCGTGCAGATTTTCCAGTTTTGTAATCCACTAATAGCGCGGTTTTATCATTAACTGCAATGAAATCTGCTATGCCACGCCACCACGCTTCGGGGTCAAGGAAATCACATGGCTCCATATCTGCTGTCAGAGCCATTTTCAACTCGTAGTATTTATCGCCTTTAGTGCGTAGTAATGTATCCACGTAAGGTTTTATAAATTCGTATTTTTCCGGCAGTTTTTTGTTATCTCTTCCATATTCTTCAGCAGCAGTATGAACGGCTTTCCCGTATGTTAAGTGTTCCTGCTCCTCCTCTTCTACATCCTTGAGAATCCTAGTACGGTGAAACTTTCGTGGGCATTGTTTGAACAAAGAAATCCCACTATACGACCATGTGAAGTTACGCATAAGTAAAGAACCCTCCTTTGTAATTAGGGTATCCGCCAAAAATTACAACTGCGCTAGGGAATGGGGCTGAATTTTCATGCCCGTCGAACTTCAACCTTCCCTTTAGGAACCAGACTGTATCTGCTCTCATAATATAATCATGCCACCATTGCGTATCTGTACGAGATGGGAGTAGGCAAACTACGGTTGCTTCCCCTGTTTCAGCAGAATGATATGCCTTCTTTACCCACTTTTTGATCTCTCTTCCATAGGGAGGGTTCATAAAACAATACCCTTTCCATATTTTTGATAGTGCATCATCTTCAATAGAATAATATCGTTTACATTTTGCATTAGTCACATCCGCGCAAACGTCTAGATCAAAATTAAACTTTTTGTCCAACTTGTCGAAGAAGTCTTGTGGAGTAGCCCAATCAGATCGCTTAGACATAAAATGTACAGATTCATTCATTTATTTTCTCTAAAAGAGAGACTAGTTTTCGTAATAACTCTAGTAACTCTTCATCTTCTTCTGTATCAAATTCAATCGTTATCTTCATAGTGCATCATGAATATCGGAGTCTCTTCCCCGACAAAAGCTCCTAGTACGTTGTAGTCCATCCAATCAATCGCGTCTTGTTCATCGAAATCCTGATCTAACATTAGGATTAATAAACATTTGTCATAGTCATAAATAAGTCTATCGGGCTTATCAAATTGCCGACCCACCCCTATGATTGCCTCGTCAAACCCATCTGCTTTCATCATTTATCCACACTCCCCATAATTTTTTCCTACACCACTTTCACAATCCAAAGGCAACCCTCTCGCCCACTTAGGGCTTGTCCTCATTACACCTTCAATAAATTCCTGTGCTTCTTGTACCTCTTCTTCCCTAACCACACATACCAATGAGTCATGTACAGTTAGTGCAATCTTATATTTCTTTGCAATCTGCACCATTTGCCATGAGATAATGCACCGAGCTAATGCCTGACAAACATTCTCAATGACCTTACCCCCATAAATTTTAGTCTTAGAGTTTCTTGATGCGTAGGAATAATTATCATCAGAGTCGATTTCTAGCTCTGGGTACGTTAGTAACATCCCATTCGGTAAATAGAATCCCCCATCACCAAGATGAATAGCCTTCCTGTGTTTCCCTAAATTACAAGACTGCCCACGCTGTAGCGCATCCAAGCAACGGTTAGCCTCTCTCCATAACGCAGGAATACGAGGATAAGTTTCTCGGTAAATATTGATGATATCTCTTGCTTGATCAATATGAATATCTACATCAAAACCAGCAAGTTGGTTCTTGAAGCGTTCCGCGCCCATACCATACCCACTACCCAAAATGACAGACTTACCCACAAAGCGTTCGTTTTTGGTTATCTCGTCTTCGGGCTTGTTATATATCTGAGAAGCCATAATCTTGTATACGTCTTCATCATTAGCAAAGGCTTCAACTAAATCGTCCTGCCCTGCCAACCAAGCTAAAGTTCTAGCCTCTATCTGAGATGAGTCTGCATCAATTAACATATACCCATCTGGCGCAATAATAGATTGTTTAATTGTATTACTACCACGCGAGGGTAAGTTCTGCATATTCAGTTTGTCGCTACCACCCCATCGACCTGTATGCGCGGCGTAATAGCGTAACGGCACAGGTAAAACCCCTGCTCTCTTTGCAATACCGAGAAGTCTCTGGGTACGAGTTTCTTCCAACGTAGACTTTACCCCAATTCTTGCGGCTACTAGCGTTTGCACCGCAGGATTCGGATGCTCCAGTAAATCCGTCATCGCCTTGTCACTTTTAGAAAATGCAAAGGTTTTCTTATTAGTTCTAGGGGATACCTTCATAGGGGGGTCAACCCTGAGTGTTTTTAGACACTCTGCAAATTTAGGGTTCGATTGAAGCATCTCACTATTAGACTTTGCCGCCCGCATCAGTTCTTCTTTTGCTGATACTACAGAATCAAGATGCTGTTCCAATAAGGGTATATCAAGTTCTAACACAGGCTCCGTAAACATCTTCATGGTGGTGCTGACTACTTCCAACTCTTCTGCATTAAAATGTTTTGCGTATATACAGAATAATTTAAAAGTAAGTTCTACATCATTTCGGCAATACTGTGCATATCGTTTTAGTTCTATTGGAGTAAAATCTTGTAGTTGTTTACCGAGTGCATTTAAAATTTCTGTACCTTTAACGCCGATACCATGTCGTTCACTACAGGCTTTCAAAGAATGTTTAGCAGTTACGCCATCAATAGCTCGTGACATAGACATAGTGTCTGCAATTATTTTGGGTTTGACTCCATACCGCCAAGACAGAATAGCCGCGTCAAACATAGCATTGTGTGCCACTAGAATTGCTTTGTTCCAATCAATCCCTGCAAAGTGGTCTTCTATTTTATTAGATTGGTTGGGGAACCATTGAACCTCACGATCATTGATCTTGGTAGCAACCCCGATGGTCTGAAACCGATCATCCCGAATATACTTTTCGGTTGTCAGCTTCGATAGAGAAAACTCTTTGCTGTAGTAAGTCTCGAAATCCAACGTAACTAAATCCATAACCGCATCCCGTGCATCACACCCTACCAGTTCCCATCTTACGAAATATTTTGTAAAGCCCAATGACTCCAATAGGCCGCGTCCTTCTCATCATTTTTCAAATCATCAATAGTCCCTTCAAGTGCGGCTTTGATTAACGCGGTCTTTAACTCTGCTGGTTTCATAGAATCAGTAAAAATTAATGGTAATCCTCCAGAGTCTTCTATATCTTTAAGTTCCTTCAACTGGAGCTTAGTGGGTTTGTTCTTGCCAGCTTTACATTCGATGCCAAAAAATAAACCTTCGTAGCATCCGATAATATCCGGTACTCCACTACGTCCTCCATATCCCGAAGAAGGGAAAAAGTAGTACGCCCCTAATTCATTCAAAATTTTCTTAGCACGTTCTTTAACTTTCTTTTCCGGTGTTGCCATATGAATACCCCCAAAAACACTTAACACAGTATAGCACATATTCAATAGTATTTAGCAAACTTTTTTTACAACTTCGGGGAAATCACCTGTGACACCTGTCACAGGCAGAAATAAAAAAGCCCCACCAATGGCAGGGCTTAGATGAGGAGAAGGAAAGTCCTCTTTGCACTTACCGAAGAGTTCTTGGGGGTTGTAAGTGCGAAGCGCAAGTGTACACTTTTTTTAGGCATAAAAAAACCCCACCCGAAGGTGGGGCTAAAATTACAATACTTATTTTGTAAAATATTTCCTAAGTTTTTCCAATGATATTTTTATTCTGGTTCTGAGAGACATTGGTAAGTTTTTATAGTCTAGTCTTACTCCTCCATCTGATTTAGTGATTAAGTCGCTGACCCCAATAGGTCTAATCTCTTCTGCAAAACTATTACGATGTTGTCGGCAGGTCATAATGAATAACCTCCAAATCTTTTCTATACATTTCATCCTTTGCCTTCAATCTTTCAGTCACCTCCCTGACTGCATCGTGGTAGCCTTTCACATACCCCTCTTGATATTGCATACTTTTTGCGCTTTCAGTTTTATGATTTAGCATGGTATCCCCTCCTATCTTACCCTGATTACGACACTCCCATTCTGTTCTTCCCTAAACTTTACTGATACTTTAACATCCGTTCCGTTAAGTTTATTGAACTTATTGACTGACCTCCGTATCCTATCCCCTGCTTGCGCCCCTGTTACAGTGAATGTTTCGCCTACCTCCATCGCTAATACCCGTTTGTATATTTCCTGCATTTCTCGATGTTTGTGGCTTAACCAACCTGTTGAACTGTGCGATTTATCAACTCGCTTCTGTGTATTGATATCTACAACATTATTGGACTTTTGATCAAGTCTATTGTCAATATCTTTTAACTTATTCAAAACCTCCATCAATTTCTGATCTATGAAATGGAGATTCCCCCCTAACCTAGAAACTGCGGAATGTATGAGATCAAGTTGTTCTTCTAGAAAGTCTTCGTTTACATCGCTGTTGTTTTCGTCATCTAACATAATTCTTTTCCTTCTTTTATAAAATATTTACAACATAATTACGCTGCGGTATTTGTTTATCTTGTGGCTCGCTCTAGTACCCTGTTTCTATCCATATACTTGGCTCGCTCAAGCTGTATGTTTCTATCCCGTTGTCTGGCTCGCTCGTCTATCCTGTTTCTATCGTCGTTATTGGCTCGCTCCGACATATTGTTTCTATCCCCTTATTTGGCTCGCTCCAACGTCTTGTTTCTCTCAATGTCTGTGGCTCGCTCTGAATTTTTGTATCTATCTGCTGAAGTGGCTCGCTCATCTGGCATGTTTCTATCATATTTTCTGGCTCGCTCTCGGATGATGTTTCTATCGCTACACTTGGCTCGCTCTAGTATCCTGTTTCTATCGCTATACTTGGCTCGCTCATCCGACTTGTTTCTATCCTGTTTTTTGGCTCGCTCCCACGAAATGTTTCTATCCTAAACTCTGGCTCGCTCTGCCTTTGTGTTTCTATCTCGATTTTTGGCTCGCTCATCTGCTCTGTTTCTATCGGTCATGATGGCTCGCTCACGCGGTATGTTTCTATCGCTCCTCGTGACTCGCTCTGCTTTTGTGTTTCTATCGCAATCTTTGGCTCGCTCACCCTTGTTGTTTCTATCGGGGATCATGGCTCGCTCTGACTTCATGTTTCTATCATTTCATTTGGCTCGCTCTGGATTTCTGTATCTATCGCACCGTCTGGCTCGCTCTCACTTATTGTTTCTATCGACTACTGTGGCTCGCTCTAGTACTTTGTTTCTATCATTTTATTTGGCTCGCTCCCGCAATTTGTTTCTATCATTTTATTTGGCTCGCTCCGCAGTCTTGTTTCTATCTCGCCGTCTGGCTCGCTCGCCGCTTTTGTTTCTATCGCGCTACGTGGCTTAAAAAGGCGGCTCTATCTTGTGTGCATGACCTCCATGCTCTAA